GTCTGCAGATCCAAGACCAGTTACAATATTTACTGATGTTCCAGAAACTTCTTGAACATAACCCCATTTAGATCCTGCATTAGAGGTTAGAGTAAATGTAGTTTGACCCAAAGTAATAGCATCACTTGCATTAGTCAGAGTACCTTGAAGGTCATAGATGTAGATGGTGTCATAAGAATAATCAACTGACAATTGCAGTGATTGATCACTACCACCTAGGGTGCCATCGGCAGTGTCAAAGTAATAGTAAGTAGCATCGCCACCACCATTAGCACTCATATCATACTGAACATATGCTCCACTAGCACCAGCAGTGCCGCTACTTGTCTTGCCACTTACATACTCAGTTCCATCATCAGATGTTCCTGCAGTTTGGTCAATACCAAATGTACCGTTGATGGTTGTAGATAATGCAAAACCTACTCCAGACATTGAAGCATCTTGTACAAAGAACTTATAAGTTCTATCCAAGAACAATGTCACACTTGCCGATCTTTGCAGACTATAAGTACCGCCAGCACCATTACTAGAGAATACGAATTCATCACGGGAAACACCAACACCACCAGCAGCGATATCGCCAGTTGCAGAAGATGTACCACCAGTTAGAGTTTCGCCCTCAACAAAAGTGGTTCCAGTTACAGGACCGAGATAGAGAGTAGAACCACCGAGAGAACCGTCAATAATATCATAGATAACTGCTGTACCATTTCCAGTACCACCAGTTAGTGTTTCACCAACGGAGAAACTACCAGTTTGGTTCTCAATACTATATGTAAGAATACCAACCTTCTTTACATAAAAGTCAGTTGAGGGTGGAACATAATACGATTCCCATTTGAATGTGGTTTCGCCATCATTCATTGTTATCAACTGACCAGGAGTAAATGTATCCTGCTGATCAGTAATGATAGGAATTGAAGTATCGAATGTTAGAGTTTTATTTGTAACCACATCTCCAGGGTGGAGAAGATAAGTAGATGCATCCAGCGTTGCTGCGATGTCATACTTTTTCACACCAACACGAACATTAGCAGCAGTACCGTCGCTGACCATGTTTAGAACGCCACTCGCAGAAGAGTCGATAGGCGCTCTATACAGGGCAGTCCATGTAGTTGCAGCTGGTTTCGCTGATGCTAGTTTTCCTGTTTGCGTTGCCATTTTTTATTAGAATCCAGCGTAGAAGAATTGTTGTTGTCTTGTTCTACCCGTCAGGGTAGCAGCACCGATACCAGCACCGAAGGTAACGTCATCTAGCGTAACGTTATCTGTAGAAAGCAGAGTTGCATCTGCATCAGGGAACGAGATTGTTCTGGTTGCCTGTAGATTATCTAGGTTGAAGATAACCGCGCCTGCTCCACCAAATGCAGGTCTAACAACGGGAGATAGTAGAGTTTTGTTTCTAAGATCCTGTGCTGCTCTTTCGGTAACAAGAATGTTATTACCACCTGCATTATTTAGTATTCCATTAGATGGGAACTGATACGTCTCGTTTGTATTCTCAAGCAGATTGTCAAGGTCAAAGTTGATCTTCTTAGAGATCGTTGTACCAGATGCAAAAATAGCATCGGAGTATACTTTGTTAGTAATAGTTTGAGTTGTATCTCTTCCCAACAATGTCAGACTCAGATCAGGAACCGTAATAATACGATTAGCAGTCAATTCTGATGTATTGATATTAGCACTAAACTCAGAGTCAAATGTCTGTTGGAACTTGACTGAAACAAAAGTCTTATTGAGAGAAATTTGTTCTGTCTTAGTATCTAACAGTGTAGAGTGGTTAGCATTTGCTTCTGCTGTAGTGGTAATTGCACCAGCATCAGGTAAGAAGTAAGAACGTCTAGCAGCAGCAGTTTCATCCCAGTTGATCTGAAATACTGCTTCTTCATCACCATCAACCAAAACAAAGTTGTCTTCATCAACCAAGATAGTTTTGTTTCTCAGTGTTTGCTGAGAGTCATCACCTACAAGAACTGTACCATTTCCAGCAGTAACTGGTGGGAGGTTGAAGATTCTGATAGCAGTACCACTGCCAATACCAGAAATCTCAAATCGTGCTTTTTGACCTTGAGAATCCTCAAGAATCATTGCAGTATCGTCAATCCTAAACTGACCTGTAACTCGTACAGATCCAGTACCTTTGGGTGCAAGAACAAGGTCGGAGTTATCTACTAAATCATCTAGTGCAGTCAAATAGTTTGATGTACTGCCATCAGAGTTCAAGAGACGTGTGAAATACACTCCTCCAGCACCCCATGATAGACCAAGTTGGTCATATGCATTCTGGTACACTCCAGAATTACGGTCCAAATCAAAGGCAATACCAGGTTCTGCTTTAGACCCCGCACCCACGCCTTTGAATAACTGGTTGATCCTCGCTTTCCTGTTAGGAATAAGCGGGTCAGATACTACGACAGGCAGAATTGCTTCACCCGATAAGGCAGCATCTGCAATGTCCTCTAATTGCGAAATCTTTTTGGTTCCCACGGACTGACGATATAGTTCTTACAAAAGTTATTTATACTGGTTTGTAGATGCGTCCTAGATTATCATACATGTTCATTACCGACTGAGATGTATGGAAACCATAAGTAACCATATTTGTACGGATGTCGCCATCAATTATGTTCTGAATAAATGAGTCGCTGAGTTCTAAACTCTTTGCATAATCCCAAAATGGCGTATCATACTTAGATCCAAACTTATAATGATACAGGATAAAGTTAGCATTCTCTTTGATCGAGCGTTGCATGTCATACTCAATTTTCTGTATTGGTCTTTCTCCCCATACTGCTTCCATCGTAAGTTCAATCCACTTCATATATCCAGCAACAGATGTTGCTTCCATAGGTTCGATAAAGAAGTATCTGTTACCGTTTAGGAATACTCGGTTATCAATAATAGGACTTTTGGCATAATAGTTCCTGAACGGGAATGTTGCAGTAATATTATCTACACCAAATTGTTCTTTGAAATTTACCTCTGCTTCAGTGTCACTAGTAATATCACCATTATATAAGTATCCATATTGCACACGATCTTGCAAATGTATTACAAATGTCCATCCATCTGGTGTTGTAACAGTTCTAGTCCATGGAACATTATCTGGATTGGGCATGTTAGATAACATTACCCGATTCAAAGGGTTAGTAATTATATTATAGTCTGTATAATCTGTAGGAAATCCTCTACAGTCATACACATAGTCTGCGTCACATTCATCATAGGTCTCAATATGCTTCTGAGTTACCTTGAAGATGCCTGTATCGCATATAAAATCTTGAAATAGATGAGGATCTAGGTGCATACCTACCTCATCAAAGTTGAATGGGTGGAACCATTCAGGTTTATCTCCCCACCCCTCATATTTGATACCAAACTTGGGAGTTGCTTTCCAAGGATTATCGTGCCAGTTTAGACTCCACCCAAATGTATCTGCCAGAAAACCTGTCAGACCAGGAAAGGATCCCGACCCAACAGGTTCTGTATCAATCTCTTCATCATAATACAGTTCGACTTCAGTCTTAGGTGAGTAATGTCGCCAATATAATGCTGTAAGGACTCCCGCTAGACCTTTGCCAAGAACTGCAACTTTCATAGTTTTTCTTTGAGTGATTTCCAATCTTCTTTGAACTTTTCAAGACCAGCGTCTGTCAGTGCATGTTTATACATTTTCCAGAATAGTGCTGGTGGCATAGTAACCACATCAGCACCATATAAGAATGCTTTCTCGATATGCTCTACAGATCTGGTCGATGCTGCTAGCACCTCAGTATCGTGAACTGCATGAGTTTCAAACGTTCCCACAATACCCTTGATAAGACCTAAAGCATCAAATCTTTGATCTTCTACTCTACCAATAAATGGAGATACAAAAGAAGCACCTGCTTTTGCTGCTAGAATTGCTTGTGAGATTGAGAATACTAGAGTTACGTTTACTCCAACTCCGAAGTCGGATAGATTCTTACATGCCAAAAGACCATCATAGTTACATGGCACTTTGATGGTAATATTTTGTGAAATATGATAGAAAGGTTCTGCTTCTATAAGCATATCTTCTGCATTCTCTGAATTTACTTCTGCGCTAATACTAGCGTATTGTCCTTCAAAGATATCTGCAATTTCTTTGATTACTTCTTTAGGTTCTTTACCTTGAGCAAGCATCAAAGATGGATTTGTGGTTACACCGTCAATCAATCCTGTTTTATATGCTGACCTGATAAGATCGGGATCAGATGTATCTAAAAAGATTTTCATGGCATACCCTCATATTTTTTCTATGTATCTCACTATCATAAGACCTAATGTCAACAAAGGTCAGGGTTTGGATATAAGGTATTGTATTTTGCAAACCTGTTGACATTTGGTGTTACATCTAGAGACTCACAGGCAAACCTATAACTCATCCACTCAGTCAAGAAAGTCGAGATTTGAGAGTGATTCTCCACGGTTTGGGTGGATGAGATCGAGGAATTGTTGTGCTTTTGTGAGTTGCTTTTGGTGGTAGTCTCTCCAGTCGATCGCTTCCGAGAGCATTTCCTCGTATGCTTGCCTCGCTTCCACTTTATCATCACTTAGATAGTCTCCAATAGCGTCACCCATTCGATCTTTGCGCTGACAGGCATATGCAGTTTGCCAATGTTCCATTTCAGGGCGTCCTTCAATTGTCATAGAAGTAGTTTACCTGCTCTACGAGTGGGTTTGATAATTGTACTAAAAGTAGTAGTATAATAATCGTAAATATCTTCGTTGACTTCTCCTCGGAAGACAACAAATTTCTTAGATACCTCTAGTTTCTTAGTAGACTCGTCCGCCAAGAAGGGTGCCCAAGATACAAAACCGATTTTGTTACCTTCACCAGGAACGGCAACAATCGGGTTTGATACAGTGATAGTGTCATCAGTTTCGTCGAGGATTTCAGTAATAACCTCCTCACCCGACGCCATTCGCATTAGTTGGATCATGATAATAAGTCAAGTTTTCAAAAGGGGCGCTCTTTCTATTCAGAGTTCTTTTGTACTCCCCTTTGTTTTTCTTCTTTTAGAAGTTTGAAGTACAGTTTGTAATACGGTTTTTTCATTTGATCGAGGACTTGCATGTCCTCTTCAAAACCCATATACTTACAGAGTTGATAAGATCCCTCTAATTCACTAAGTAATCTCAGTATATTAGCAGGAAGTCTTTCAAGTCCTCCTGGTTGATACTGCTTGGGGATCGTCATCGATACTATATGTAGGTGGGTGAAAATTACAGTATTCGTTGAAGGTAATTTTCATTTCCTTCTCAGTGAGATTAGCATGTTTTGCTGCTTTTGGCAAGTTCCACTTTGCTGACCACAGCATTTCCATTGATCGACGGGTTTCAGGTCTCATGGATATAATTTAGATAACGAAATGAACAATAGGAATGCTAGCATTATAACTACATCCCACGATTTTGTCTTTATAAAGTATGGAATTGAAATTAGATCTGCAACAAAGTGTGCAGTCACACCAACTAATACATTTACATGAAGGACAATAAAGTAGGCAATAATAACAAGAGCACTACCTAAGACCCTTAGACGAATTAGATTTGCCATTTAGTCACGGGTGTCATTATTTTCGATAAATTGGGATTTGAATTCATTCACCATGTCAAGGATATCAGGTTCGACAGGTGCAGCACGTTCAGCAACAGGTACGCACATGACATACTTTCCGCTTTCCAAACGTACTTTCCACACAATGTTTTCCCTACCAGTGAGTTCAATGCAGAATTCTAGATTCTTCTCGAACTCTTCATAAGAGATTTCGTATTGATTCATAGTCTTACAGAATACATTTCATCAGGGACAAATGCTTTGATCATGTTCCAGGTATCAGTGAATCCTTCACGTCCTTCCTCATCCCAGAGGAACTGAACTTCTTCGTAGTCACCACGATCAGAAGTCATCTCGATCTTGCGTTGTGCCACGTTTATGACCACATGCTCAAGGAACTGGGTGGTTTCTTCCATGGAGGTGTTTCGCTTACCCCCTGATCATAGCACACCCAGAGAGCATTGTCAATTCAGGTTGATCGCACCACCCAGGATGTTTACGATTGCACCCTTCATCGTGACGGTTGCACCACCAGTGATATCCACTGCAGCACTTGCTTTTAGTAGGACCGCACCAGCAGCAACACTAGCAACAAATGCGCCAGCACCAACCTTGAACAAAGCACCACCTGCTTTACAGGTTACCAAGAATGGACCTGGTGTAACAACAGAGAACCTAGGAATAGGATCAATTGATGGTGATGGACCTAGGATAATATCATAGGGTCCATTACACTGCCAGAATACACCCGATTTTGCCTTAGGCAATGGTGGTACGTTTACAAAGTGCCACTGAGCAGATGAATATGTTGTCAATGTATTGTTAGCACTCATAACAATATCACCACCACGAATATTCACTGATGGAGCATTGATCTCAGTATTACCTGTTGGAGCACCAACAGAGGTGTTCATAGTATTGATTTGACCATCAGTAGCATTCAATTTGAATGTACCACCAGA